TTTCGATATATTTCAATGACTGATTTCTGCTCCTGGTAGTTCAACTCAAATAAAATCTTGTCTTTTATTTCGTCTTCAGCTTCTTCAATTGGAAACTCATTCTCTACGCTATTGACTATCTCTATTTTGCTTTCAGTATCTCGGAATAATAACTCGCATTTGATAAAATGGAATAGAAAGTCTTTAACATTTCCATATTTAAACTTTGATTCGTTTTTTAGACAGTTAAGATAAGCGTTTGAAATTACGGTGTCGGCTTCAATGCGTAGGTTGATACGGTTTAAAAGATACATCGTGTACTTCTTTACATCAATGTAGTTTGTTTGTAGGTATTTATCTAGTGAGTCCTTCATACCAAATGAAAAAGTCTTTAATAAATATCTTCCGCCTAACCATTGAGCAGAAACAATCCTTGCTTTTTATTCCGTTTACTCGTGCATAAATAGTATCTAATTTTTTACATGATACTTTTGAAGTCTGAATAGTGGAATCAGCTAATTTGATTGATTCGATATAGTCTAGTTCAGCTTGTTCAAACATAAAGAAAGAATGTAAGTTGATAAAGAAGTGATACAAGCAAATGTAAAACTACCTGAGTAGATTAGTCCACTCCAAAAGCCAATGCACTTGAAACAACCTAGTCCAGAATAAACCCAATTTGTTAAAAAGTTTATCGGTAAATGGTCAAAAATCCAATCTATTACAAACTGAATCGGCTCGAATTCGACAAACCACCAAGCAAAAGCGACAATAATTAAATACTCCATGACGTTTTTTTCGTCAAATATATGATTAAATTCTAATCAATGCCTTTATAAAGTAAATTTATTATTAAAATGTAGATTAGATTTCTCATTCTTTCGTGTTTTTAAAGGTTTCATTATAATACTGTTCTGCTCTTCCCATGTTAGGGTCTAGGTTTGTTCCCATTGAATCAAATACTGCTTTTACTATTTGCTGCTTCTCCATTTCTTTGGCTTGTTCAAAAATCTCATTTAACCAATTAGGTATATCATCACCTTCTAATGTATAGCGTAACCATTCAACTGCTGTTTGTTTCATTCCGTTTCTTTTAAATATAACTCAATTACTCTAATGCTCTTTTCTAGGTCATCTCTAAACTGTCCTTTCTTCCTACATCTCACAATTCGTTTAATCACGTCAAATTCATAAGCATTCAATTCGTGTTGACTGGCGAATAGGTAAAGGCTTCCGTTCGTGTTATCGTAGTGTAAATCTTTCATTCCTTTAGTTTTTGTTTGTATTTCAAAAGTAATTCTTTTAATTCAATCTTCGTGAATTTTCTTGTTTCATATGCTTTTTCACGCAAAACTATGAATTCGTCTTTTCCTATTTTCTTCTCCAGGTTGATTCCGTATTCGATTAGATTTCCATGCAAAAATGTATTACAATATTCACATTGTAAATGCACATTGTCTTCGTCAAATCTTACGTTAGCATGACCTCCCGAACTAAAATAATGTCCTGCATTTTCTTTCTTGCAAGGTTTACCGCATGAAATACAATTCAATCCCGCATCTCTTTTCCGAATCCAAGAATTAAACACTTGCTGCGTTAACTTTAGATAGTCTTGAAGCGTCAATAAATCTTCTTTTTGCTTAATCTTCTTCTCCTTTTTAATAGCAGATAGATTCTTCAACGCTTGTGCAGTCTTCAAACATACCTCGCAACGATTGGATTTTATAGTTGAATTAAACTTTTGCTTTGGCTCAAATTGTTCTGAGCAAGATTTACATTTCTTCATAATCAAATATAGATGTTTGGTTTACATTTTGTTTATGTATTATTCCCATTGCAGTATTTAGGATTGTTTTACCTGCTTCATAGTCCACTAAATTACGAGCCATTTTTTGAACGCTTTGAGTACCTTTATACTGTCTAAAATCGTAATCGTGAAATTTAGAGAGAACAGTTATTAAATCTTTTGTTCTTGATAAATCAGGATTTTTTCTACCCCTCAAATCATTTGGTAAAATAAAATTTGTCCAATATAAATGCCTGTCTCTTTGTTGCCCTTTAATTAATGGCTCATAATATGGAATTACATTTTCAACACAATATTTACCTTTAAAAAATGTATCTAAAAATATAATTTCTTGGTAAAGTTTCATATCAGGATATTGTGGTTTCCAAGTTTCTCTTGTATATTGGCTTATTTGTATTCTACTATGTGTTGGACAAGGAGGCGAACTCCAAATAAAATCAAACTCCTTATAATGGTCTAATAAATATTGGTGTGCATCTGCAACAATTACCGTATCATTTGGGAATCTTTCTTGATATAATCTCGCTGCTTCAGGGTCTAACTCAACCGCAGTAATTTCATGTTCTTCTCCCCACTTGTATCGATTACCGCCTAGACAAGCGTATAAATTTAGTATCTTCATAATTCAATTTCCTCCTCTTGTTGTTTATTTAACTCTTGCTTCAAATATAATATTTCCAATCTTAAACTACTATTCACTCGCTCAAAAGTAGCATTATCTTCTTCAAGCATTTTAAAGACTTTTAAAGCATAGTTTAAATCATTTGCTTCCCTTTCTATTGCTTTTACCTTTTCTTCGCTTAGATTGGCTAATTTCATTCTAAAAAGCAATCGGTTGATGCTTATCTTTATGTTTAGTCTTGCGATTAGTATATCAGTTGATTTCATAGTACATTTTTATAATCCACAATATCCTGAATCACATTCATTAAAATCTTCTTCAAATAGATTTAATTGTGTTTTCCAATTCTTAATTTTTTCATAACTCATTCCATTTTTAAAAGTACGTTTACCAAATTCCGCATTTTTATTTTCTGCATCTATAAACCAATCAAATTTATTAGGGTGCTTTTCTGACATTAGTTTTAAAAGTATTTCATTTCGATGAAAACATCCTACACAATTATTCATCCAAGCAAATCTAATTGGTTTACCTTTCCAAAATTCTTCAATAGTATCTTTAAAAATTGAATCATTAATTAGCGGAAAAGATGGTTTTTGCCATTCTATTTCTTTCCATTTATTTCTTCCGTTTTTAGATTGTCCTACAATAGATTTAAAAGTTAATATTCCGTTTTTATTTAACTTTTCTATCATTGTTTTAGCCCTTCTCATTTCGTTAGCCCTAAAACCTATTCTCATTTCAACTGGTTCATTAAAATTTTCTTTCCACCAATCAAATAAAGGTTGTAGTTTCATTTCAGTTGTGCAAAATCTTTGAGTAACATTTGGTAAGTAAATTTTTGATTTACCACCATTATTTCTCATGATTACTTCATCAAATGTTTTACCACTAACCCAATCAATTTTCTGACCTATAAATTGCTCAAGGTCTAACATTGTGTAAATTATTGCGTCTTCTTCTAATGTTCCTATAAATTCTTTACCAATCTTATCAGATACGATTTGTCTGATTTTAGCGTCAGGAAATAAACATTTTAAATCGTCAGTTCTAACTAAAGAAAAAACGTTATAATCCGCTGGATAATTTGCTGCAATGTATGCTGATGTTTTACCACCCGATATACTGTTTACTGTTTTCATTCTTTTATTCTATAAAAAGTTTGTAACTCATTTGACATTGGATTGCTTCGTCTTTTGATAGCGTCAACTCCTCCAATTTTAAAACCTAATCCATTATTGAAATCAAATAGTAAAGGATTGCCAAGTTCAGTTTGTTGACCTCCAGTATCTCGGTCTTTGATTTTTTCAACTTCTATCATAGTTTGAAACTTCATATCGGGATGCTTAACCAATCGATGAATCACAATCATGTCATCACATCGGTTTAAGAATGGTTTACCTCCTTCAATATGCGCTTTCAATGGTGGCTTTAAATGCCCAAACCAATGATGCTCTTGTGGGTATAACATTCCACTTCTACCGCTTTCCGAGTTTGGATGTGTTGAAATATACAAAGTCTTCCCTGATTGATTGCAAAATTGTCTCGTTTCGTTGAGAAATTCGTAATTATCCGAGTGCTGCATACCTCTATCCAATCCCGTAAATGGGTCTATAAATCCAACATCTGAATTAGTGCTGCCGATTATATCTAACATTTCTTTTGGTTTGTAGAGTTTATTGTTAGAAACAAAAGTAAAATAATACTCTATAAACGATTCGTGTTTTTTTATTTCGTTATATGTTAAATCTTGGAATTTTTTACCCGAATACATTTGTATTAAATCCCTCATTACTTGACCGCTTGAATTCTCACCCATCCAAATAGTAAATTTCAAATCGTGAGTAGTAGCTAACGCCAGGAAGTACCATTCCATAAAATATGACTTACCTACATTATCATGTCCTAAAACTATGTTTAGTTGTTTACGTTTAAATCTAAGGTAATCGTCTAAAGTGCATCCAATACCTAATCCCTTAGAAATTTTACCATCCTTAAAATCTTGTAAGTATTGGGTGCTATGTCCGTTTTGTAGTATCATTTGTTTGCTTCAAGTTGTTTCATTACATTTTCATATTGAAGTTGTTCTATGCTTTTTTTGTTTATGATAACTTCTTTAAAAAATGGTAAAGTATTTAGTAAGGTAGATTTCCAATTCTTAATTTGTTGAATTTTACCATTGCGATTAACACACCAATCATTTACTAACCAAGATTGGTATTTTAGTCTAACTTCATTTGTATCAACATTTGGTTTGTTAAATAAAGCATAAGCTATAAAATCTTCAATAGTAGGTATTCGTATAGCATTAACATTTACATTATCATTAACATTAACAGTTAAATCCGTTGCAACGGAATCAACGTTCGTTAAATCCGTTAAAGTTTGTTCTTTCTTTAAACGTCTTGATTCAGCACTTTTCTTTCCAGCTTCAGACCATTGTTCACGCTTACCTTCGTACTTTTCTAAATCTCTTTTTAATTGTCTTTTAATTGGTATAAAAGAAACTTTAACAAGTGTATCTTCAGTTATTGGATTCTTATCATTTACATATTTCAAAATGTGTTTAATTAATTTACCCGCTATCTCATCAGGTAACTCTTCAAATAATTCTTCATAATCTGCATAAAGCAAAAATCCTTTTTTATCCTCTGCCATAATTTTATAAAATAAAAAAGCCCTAATTAAATCCGTTGCTTCTGACTTCAACTTCATTAAAAAGGGCAATAATTTCTTAAGTTCCTATAATGTCAGAAGGGAACGTATACTATTAAGACGTAATTTTTAACTAAAGGTTGCTTTTCTTAATAAAGTTTTTTGAATAAATACCTCTTCTCGAATCGCATTCATCTTCCCATTCATCCAATAACCAAACATCGTAAACCAAGTCGGGCAATATGTCCGCCTTTTTGACTGCATCTTCTTTACTGTTTGCGTTACCAATCCAAAATGCAGGTTGATTTTCTCTATAATAAAACACTTTGTAATAAGTTTTCATAGCACCAGGTTATTATCGTTTACAATTTCTCTTATTTGCTCTCTGAGGTAGTAAGCCATTGCATATTCTTCTGATGAAGCCTCTCGCCCTTGGTAAATATTATGCTTAGTCGTTTCCCTTAGTAAATCGTCAAGCTGCCATACTGTATGCTTCCAATCCCAAGCCTCCATTGCTAGTTTAGCATCTTCTTGGTCATCGTATTCAATTGTTATTTTCATAGTTTTTAGGTTTTAAAAGAGGGGAAAGGTTTTTATCCTTTACTGTTGGAACTCCAACACACCCCTCAATTTATTAGAATGGTAAATCAGTACTATTTGAAGATTGCATACTCATTCCCGTAGGCTTTGCTTCCGTTCTTTCAACGTATTCAGCTTTTACAATCTTGCCATCAGTCCAAGCTACTTTGCCATTACCTACATATTTCTTCGGCATTTTGGACTCTCGGTCTTCTTTCGACTGCGCTACAAAAATACTTGCGTTATTCCCGTAGTCATCTTGTTTTTCGTTAATGCTCATGGTATACTTATCGTAACCACCTTGTGCATTTTTAATGCTAAAATTAATTAATGAACTCATGATAAAATTGTTTTTAATTGTTCGTAATATTGACGAGCCTCTTTGACCCGTTCAATTATTTTTGCTTGTGCTTCTTCGTCTTTTTGCACAATGAATCTTTTTATTCTTAACTCATTCGGTATTTGGTCAAAGTTATGTGAAAGCTGAACTGCATTTCTAACGTCTAAGTCCTCATCAATTAAATGAAGTTTCCAATGCTCACGTCTTACCTCGTCTTCAACTATTTCAAACGGAGTATTCATTAAACAATAAACTAACTCACTACTATCGTGTCCCGTTAGCATCATGTAGCCTTGCATCTGCCAATAGTAATCTTTATTTTTCAAAGTAGAATCAAACATCGGAAACGTACTACCGTTCCAACTACATTTAATATCAGCTAATAAATTGTCGCTGCAAATGTCAGGCTCTCCAGTCAACCATTCGTTGTTAAATCTCGTTTCATTCTTAACTACGAACTCCCAATTAAGCACCTCAGAAGCGAATTGGATTGCTTGGTCTTCCATTTGGATTCCTTTGTCAGTATATCTACTTGAAAAGTCCTTGTATATACCTAATTCTTTTTCCTTAAATACATCTTGAATGTATGTTTTTGCAGTCTCAGACAATACTTCTGATTTTGTTCTTGCATCAGTCATCAACTTTCCTAGTGATGAACATCTAAATAAAATTTCTTTTTCCATTTTGTTTTAATTTATAATAATGATATTACTGCTTTTTGTACTTCCGTTAATTCAAATTGGCTCAATGGCTTTAAGAATTGTTCCTTTGTTATCTCGCCAGAATCTACCTTTGCAAGTCCGTTTTCAAATCTTTCTTGTGGCATTGTAGGTTTCTTGTTAACGTGTTTAGTCACATCGTTAGCATCGTCATCTTGCATACTTAAAGAAAGCAATGATTGAACGGAGTAACGTCTAAAATAAGAAATACATCCGCCTAATTTTTGAGGGTCATTAATCTCAGGTAGTTTGATTTCAGATATAAACTCCTCACCCGTTTCAATATCAATCACTATGCTTTGCACACATCCATTTGCGATAGGTTGTAAGAGCAATAAATTGTACTTGTGTAAGATTGGCTCAACTACATCTAAAATAGTGTTTAAATCAGCATATTTAGACTTAAAAAAAGGATTGTCAGCTGACTTGTTAATCTTTCCGATTGCTTGTTTAGCTAAATGTAGCTTGTAATAAATTCCATTCACTCTTGGAATTGCGTCTTCAAATTTTTCTACGTTTTTCATTTTGTTTTGGTTTTAAATTGTTTACAAATATAATAGTTTTTAACTAATCAAACTAATTAATTGTATTTTTTTATTAATTCTTCCTGGAGCAGTCGCATTTGAAAGTAGTTTTCACATTTTAAAACTCGCTCTTCTACCTCAGTAATCAATGGGTTATCAATCGTAAATTCTGTTTCTTCTAAGTCTCTTAAAATAACGGAATAAATATGCTTAAAATCCATTTCGTTTTTCAAAATATCAAATTGCTTTAATGCATAAACAATACTTGAATGGTCTCGATTCAATTCCTCTCCAATTTTTTGTAAAGACCAACCTTTGTTTCTAAGGTATTTACTAATAACAAACCTGGCGTAAACTTTATCTCGTTTTCTTGACTTCGTGTTTACCTCGTATTTTGCAATCACCTCGTTTAATAATTCTTTATTCTCCATTTTTTTTATTTTTAAAATTGTCATTATAATACATTTCTCCCGTATACCAAAATTCGTAATTAGTTACTCCTCTTGAATTTTTTAGTTTACTTCCATGCGCTTCAATTATCTGCTGCCTCTCAATTTCTAAAAACTTGTGAAAGTGATTTAAAAAATCTCTGCCTTCTTGCGTATAAACATTAAAAAGTTGAGGATGTAATTTTTCTAATTCTGAAAATACTTCTTGTAATGCTGTTTTATTCTCCATCTTCTTTAAAATTTTCGTCACACCATTTACGGAATGACTGTTGTATATTTATTTGCTGCTCCATTGCTTCAATGTCTGCTGAATCTACCATGTGAGAATCAAATGAGCGTATTGCATTTATTAAAAGATTACGTTTCATTTTACTCACTCGTTTCATTGGTATATCTTCAAGGAAATCTGCTAAAGTTGGCAGCACCTGGATAGCTAGTATTTTTTCGTTTGTTGTCATAATGCTCTTATTTCTCGTTTAACATCAAACCAATAAATTGCTAGTTCGTGATTTTGTAGTTTAACCATTTCTATTCTAATATCTTCAGCTGCAAATAATGCGCATTGTTTAGCGTCATCATGAATAACTACATCGTAATTAACATTTTTATCTATTCCGTAAAAATAACAAGAATATTTTTTAACTAATTCTTTGGCTTTATCTTTTGCTATCATTTCCCTTCGTTTAATTTGATTCGTCTAATCTCATTCATTAACTCCAGGTTGTAGGTTGTAAAATGCTGCTTTCGATGAGCATCGTTTACTCCCATCGGAGGAGTGTATGTGTTCTCTAGTTTAGTCGGCTTGGTATCTTTGTTTAGCCATTTCTTTAGATTCATATAAATGATTTTAAAATGATTGACAACATTGTATAAAATTCTTGCTCAGTTGCAAACTCCCAGCCTTCTTGCAAAGCAGTTGACATGTTAACATTCATAATTGAAGAATGGTGGTAATCAGGGAAAGCATTACTAGCTGTACCATCAAAGATTTGAATGATTTCATTCTCTGATTTGAACTTGTACAAGTGATAACCACTTTTAGATTTTACATAGCAAGGGAAATTTAATTCAACGATGCTTGTAGTTGTTGTTGATTTTGTTACGTTAACTTTCATGTTTTTTGTTTTTAAAGGTTAAAATTATAGGGGAATTTCACCCCTTTTTTTTTTTAGTTTATTTGTTTAATATATCCAATGTTTCTTTCTTCTAATTCTTTAATTAAGAATTGCTCTTGTAAATTAATCATGTGGCTTCCAAAATGATTTTCATATTTAAACAATCCATTTTGAATTAAAGTAACATAACCAGTTGAAGTAAAGGTTTCTACGTTAGTACCTTTTGATGTTTCGTAAGTGTAAGTTGTTGTTGTCATAATTTTTGTTTTTTGTTTAATTGATATATGCAAATATATGTACTTTGTTTATAACTACAATCTTTTTTAACAATTATTTTTCATTTATTTTTAGTTTCTCAATGTTTTCAATACTTTCAGCGCATAAAAAAAATACTTAATTTAAGGTTATAGCTTTAAAATATTCAAAAAATTTAAGGTTATAGCATAAAAAAAGGAGATATTTCTACCTCCTCTTAACCTAAACATGAAAAACAAAACTTGTTAACTGCTGCAAATATAGTAAAATACTCTTTACAAAATCATATCTTTATGTATAAACTATTTTATGTTATTCTTCATTTTCCATTGAAGCCAATCAATGAAAGTTTTGTTGTTTATTTTGTACGAAGCATTACCACATTCACAACTCATGTAATGTTGAATCGTTCCCGCTGCTGTTGTATATGTTTTTCTCAATCGAATGTTGTAGCTTCCACACTCAGGACATTCAAACTTTTCTCCACCTCTTAATACTGCATAGTTTACTTTTTTCTTAGAATAAGGTGCTATCTTTTCAAATACTTTCTCCAGGACAATTACATCCATGTCGCAATATTCAACCATTCTCTTTAATGCTTCAGCATCTTTGTCGAAAATTATACTTTTCCACATATCCATGCCTTCATGTTTTAGCTTTGCGCCAACACCAAGAAATTTTGCGATGTAATCTAGCTTATTGGAATTAAAATTAAACTGCGATTTAGCGTGTTTAAGCGTATCTATTGATTGGTATTGTGGAAACATCTCTATACCATGAAATAAGCAGCGTGTACGTAGCCATTTGATGTCGAATCTATCACCGTTGTGTGCTATGATTTCATCCGCTTTATTTAGTTGTTTTATAAATGCTTTAAGTAGTTTCTTGTCACATTGATTTTCATCCCATTGTAAATGGTGTACTTCATCTTTACCCTCCCATTTCCAAGATACGCAAATAATTGCTCTTTCTTTAATTATATCGTCAGGCTGAATAGTCAAGTTGTAACCACTTCGCCAAAAGATACCGATATTAAATGAGGTCTCAATATCGAAAAATAATCTTTTTCTTATCATTAGGTATA